GTGTAATGCGATCAAGATTGTCAATTGTTTGCAGTTGCTCGCGCGCGTGCGGAAAGTAAAGATAGCCGTGAGGCTTAACCGTAAAAACCCAGGGTTGCGCAGTCAGGTACTCAAGCGTGCGCACCTGCCCCGAGCGCGACACTTGCTGCCCAGCAATCTTGCGCGTGTTAACAGTAATGCTTTGCGAAATGTCAAAGATCGTCTGGAATGACATTAGATCCTGCCTGCGGGTGAGAGCGACTTGCTTGCGTAAGTGTGCGCGGCCCAAACCGTTTTATTGCTTTGCAGCAACCGATCCTCAAACGACTTCGTATCAATTGCATTGATGTAGTAATTATTGACAGTCTGGCCGCTTGTCGACATTTGCGAGTTAGCGACGACCGCTCCAGCGAAGCGCGGAACAAAAAGCTCCGGGCCTTTTTCTCCAACAAGGTAAGGCTGGTTGGCCTCTACAGGACCGCCTAAAGCCCTGCCCGGTACCTGTAAGACGGTTTTTATAAAAGCAAACAAAGGCTCGGTAATTGTGCTCTTGACCGTCATGCGCATGATGTCCGCAATAATTGAGTTGACCATATTACTCATTTGAATCTTGCCGGTCATCGCCATTTTTACAAACGCATCAGTGAACTGCTCCCCCGTGCGGTCTACCATTCGCATAAGGTCAGAAAGCGAATTTTTTGTTGCTTTTGTTGCATCTAAAAATTTCTTTTGTACATTTTCCAGAAGTCTGTCAGCTTCAAAATGCTGCGTTATACGCCCACTTTTAAAATCCTCGAGCACTTGTTCCATTTCTTCAAGATACACTTCCAGGGGCGTCTTTGCTTTTTCTAACTCACGCGCTACACGATTCCTTTGCTTCATTTCTTCTTGCATTGCCTCCCGTTGTCGCTTTTCTTCCTCTTGCTGCATGCGTGCTATATTACGCTTTGCCTCCAGTCTTGATTGTTCGGCTTCATCTAGTAGTATCATGTAATCGACGAGCTTTTGTACTTGTACTACAGCCTCTTTGCCATACTTTTCTGCTTCCATAAGCATTGCAACGTACTGAGGCTTTTGCCCTTGATCTTGACTTACTTGCAATACGCGCAGCCTAGTCTCTGCGTTTGTAATAAATTGTTCTGCGCGGTCCTGCTGCTGCTGCATTTCTTGTTGTTGTGCAATTCGACGTTGAAGGATTATGATGCGCCGAGCTGCCTCTTCTGCTTCTTTGCCATATTTTGCGGCCTCCATCAAAAGGAATACTTCTGCGCCCTTAAAATCTCTTCCTATTATTACTTGCGTTTCTGTGCTTTGATACGGAGAAATGCCTTTAAGGCTTAGCTCTTGTATTCGCAATCGCTCCATAAATGCAAGCCTAGACTCCTCCTGCCTTTTTTCTTCAGCAGCTTTTGCGTCCGCGCGTCGTTTTGCTTCAGCAGCCTGTTGCTCTATGCGTCGCTTGGCTTCATTTTGCGCTGCAATCTGTTCAGGAGTAAGCCTTTGCTGTGCCTGCTCAACCGCTGCAACGCCACCGAATAATTTATTGAGTAGCTCCCTCCCCTCTTTTGTTGCCTTCTCTAGATCAATATTAAGCGCCATTACCTGATTACGCAAAACAGCAAAAGGAAGCGCCCCTTCCTTATATTTATTTAGGGTTTCAAGCAGCTTTTCAGCCTGTTGATTGGTGACGCCGAGCTTCGTAGCTAGCTCGCCTGTACTTGTTTTTATATTGGCGTCTTGTTTGAAAACGTCAGATCCGGTTGCAAGTGACAAAAAGTTTCCTTGCAAAGTTTTAATAAAATTTAACGCATTGCTAAGTTGTCGTTGTGCTGTTTGTAAAACGCCCTCTTCAGAAAACGCCTGAGCAAAACCTCGCATTTCATCTGCTAGTTTAAGCTGCGATATTTCTCTAAGCTGCTGAAACAATTTTTTAAGCGTTGGGCCTGCCTCTGCGTTATAAATAAGCGCAAGCTGCGCTAGAGATTGTCCTGCGGCATTATTAGCAGCAGTAAACTCGTTTGCCGCTGTCGCTAGATCTTTGTGTGCATCTTCGACACTTTTCATCTCGCCGAAAATGGCTTTAAATGCGGCTCCCAAAGCCGGGATTGCAACCGCAGCAACTGTGCCAAGCACAACACCAAGCGTGCCAAAAGAACTGAGCAACTGTGGAAGCTGTTGGCCAAGCGCGACGACTGCGCTTTGCCCAGATCCGACTTGAACGGCAAAGTCTTGGATTTGATAGCCCGCATTCCGAGCAACGTCTCCAAAACGTTGCTTACTACTGGTTCCGCCATCAATTTCTTGATTGAGCGCAAGGATTTTTGTGCGCAAGCTGTCGGACTGCGTGCCGAAACTGCTTACGCTCGACGACAACGCGCGCAACCCTCCACTCGATACCGTTGCTGCATCGCCGGAAATTTTAAAGCTGGTTGCTAGCTCGTTAGCCTTCCGTTTGGCCTCGTCTGTTTTTTTTACGAATTCCGACGAGTTAACATCTAGAGCGACCTGCAGCGCTGCGATTGTTTTAGCCACGACGCAGGCGCTCCAAGTACTCTGGCTTAAACCCAGGCATAGCTGCCAGCACCGCCACAAACTGATTTTGCTTACTTGGCGGAGGAGGCTTGAAATATTCCTCTAGATGCGGAAAGAAATCGGCTGGCTTTAGCGCGCGGTGGTGCTTTGCAAAAGCCCCAGAAATCGCGTGCAGCAACGCCATAATATGGCTTGCAAAAAACAAGCCTGCGCGACCGCCAAGCATTCCGTCTCTATACAAGATTTCTAGCTCCTGACTGGTTCGCGAGTCGAGCGCATCAAAGGTGTCCGGTAAACATCCGTTGAAGATCGCTGCTGCCCGGACCTGGCGGTGCAGCGACCGCTTTAGTTTTTTTCTGTTGCCTTGTAGTCTGGACTTACCACCGCCTTGACCGCCGCAACCAGGTTACGAATTTCGGCCTCCGATAAAGCCTCTGAAATTTCCTCATAGCCAAGTGCAAAGACATTCTCGCCTTCCTTGAATCCTACAAGTCCGATATAGGCTATCTCTTGCATTTGCATGACAACAAGCCAATGCGCACTTTGGCGCAGACTGTTGCCCTGCACCTCAATGTCGTCGTCTTTGACCACAATGCCATCGTCTGTTGGCTTTGAGGTGCGCCAAAGGCTTTCCTTTAACTTCTCATAGCGCTCGTCGATCAACTCCTGATCAGGCGCTTGGCATTTTTCGAGCAGCGCATTGAGCTCAAGCCTAGTTGGCACATAAACTGTCAGCTCTTGATCATTAAACTTAATTGTTTGGTACTTGACCCGCTTGTAGCCGTTGAGTCTGTGTTGCAATGTCATACACTCATCCTTTGTTTTGCGCGTTGTTTATTGGCCCACGACTCAAGATGCTTTAAAAGCTCTTGCATCAAAGCGTCTGTCATTGCAGGAATCGCTGCCTGAAAAGATGATCTCAAAAACGGTTGCGCAGCCTGCCTTTTTGACCCGTACTCAAGCGCCTCAATCGCTGGCCGATACTGACCTTTCTCATCTTTATAATCGACTCCAACTGCAACAAAGCCGTGCGCGATGCTGTCTGGGCTAAAGTATTTGCGTTTCCTTACCTTCATGCTTGACACTTTTGCGCCCGAGATTGTCTCGATGCGCAGCTTGCCGGTCAGCGCTGGAACTTGCGGTTTAATTCGCTCAAATGCAGGCTTGATTGATTTGCGAAGCGCAGGCACAAGCGCGCGCTTAGCTGCTGCTGCAGAAAACTCTTCACGAAGCGCAAGAAGCGCGCTAGCAACCTCTTGCGCCCCTTTGACCTCAAATTGCATCGTCAACAACTTTGGGTATTGCGTATTGCAGCAGAACACGCAAACACACAGCCTCCACTGATGCTGGGTCGGCTGCTTCTAGCGCCTGCTCAACGTCTGCGTAGGCAAAGCGTTCTGCCTGCGCGATGGCCTGCAGGGAGCCGTAAGTGCGAAGCATGAGCTGCAGTACTTCTTGCATTTTCCGCTCCTAGGTGTTAACCCAGTTGAACTGGTTGCCTCTTGGGTGTAGGTTGAAAGTTACTTGACCTTCTTGGCCAGGGTCACAAAGAACCCTGAATCCTGAGGCTCTTGCGTTAAACGAATAATAAAGGATGTTTGCTCCTTCAACTGCGGCGATTACATACGTCCTGTCAATGATTCCGCTGTACGCATCGGCGCGAACTAACAAAATGTTGGTGTCAGATGGTTTAAAAGCAGCCGTAAGTTCAAGCGACACTGGCGGCGACTGCACCGGGATCTTGTCAGATTGCCGCGACCCAGCAACCATAAAACTTACTACAGCGTCTTCTTGACCGAAGGCCGTAATTGCCTCAACCTCAAGCAAATTGCCTGCAACTGCAATCGCTTGCACGGTTGCCAAAACACCCATAGCCGCAGTGGCTAAAGGAGTTGGGTTTGCACCTGGCTGCAAAAAAATAGATGCTGAGAAACCTGGTAGGATTTTTGTTGATAGAGCCATGATTTACCTCACGATGGTATGTCAAGCGTTAATTCTAAAACAATTTGATGCGTCTTATTGTCGTCGTCAAAGGTGTTAAAAAGCCATTCCACGTCAATCTTTGATACATAAAACAAGCCGCCAAGCGTCCCCTGATAGCCATGCAGCGCGTTTACAATGGCTTGCGCTTTATCAAAACAAGTCTGCATAACCTGCGCATACACATTGACCTGACAAAGCGGGCGATCAATGCCTTTATTGCTTTGCGGTCCTGTGTAAACAGGCTGGTGAACATTGCGCAAGGTCCAGGTTATAAACGTCGGCTCTGTAGCAAAATTTCGGTTAAACGCTGCATAGACTGGGGTTGGAGTGACAATTGCCTCAAGCGCTGTTTGCAAAGCTTGCGCATACGTCAGTGCGCTGTTTTGTCCCATCTTTACACTGCTGTTGCTGGATCATTGCGGTAGCAAGTAATGGTCACAAACTGCCGATCTGGGTGCTCGTATACATTGTCAATCCGCCAAGATTTTGCACGGTACGTTATTGAATGGGCGTGGGTATTGTCAATGACTGTTTTGATGTTTGGCGTGTAGTTGACCATAAGGTGCGCAACGTCGTCATACTGTCTGTAGTGCTCTTGTATCTTTTGATTTCCTCGCGGGCTTTCGCTTTGTGCACGCGTGTTGAACCACAGCGTCTCCGTAGTTGTTTGCTCGCCCAGGCTGGTTTTCGCAAACGTCAAATTGTTGACGCCAATCTGCTCAACGCGCACCATTACATCACCAAAGGCTTATAGGGTCTAAGCAGCGCACAAACGCCACTTGGAATGGTATGCAGTTTGCGCTCTGTCGTGTCTGCGCGGTTGTTGTACAAGTGCGTCAGCATCAGTAGGGCGGCCTGTTTGACGACAGGATATTGCGCGACAATTGAGCCTTGATTGGTCCAAGTAATCTGCAACGGCGCGGCCATCTTTGTGTTGCAATCGCTTGGGATGGTATTGAGGACAAGCTGTGCACCCGTGATGTCAAAAAAATAAGTGCTGCTTGCCAGTGTAGTGAGGGCTGGAGGCGATGCACTGTTATAGTATTTGACCGAGTCGATACTTGTGCCACTTTGAGAAACTTGCGGCAGGCCGAAGGCTGCTGGCGCAAGACTTGCGCTGCTGATCGGGTAAAAGGCAACAAGCGTCTGCGTAAAAACAGGTGCGCCAAGGTAGTCCTCGATTGCCATGCGGGTCGCCAGCTCAAGACTCTCAAGATAGCTGTCTTGCGACTCGTCTCCAAAAAGGTTGAGTTGCGCAGCAATCTCGTCTGTGGTGATCCAATTCGTTGCAAGATCACGCGAAGAATAAAAAATCCGCGAGAAATTAGACGGCGCAGATATGCTGGAAACGATCGCGCTCATGTGCTAATCGCCCTAACCCCAGCAAAAACGTCGCGAACGGTTGACACAAGACGCTTTTCTGCAAAGAGAGTCACCGTGCCTGGTTGCGTCTGGTCCATAAGCTGCAAGGTCATTGCGCCATAGTCCACAATGTGCATAAACCTTGGCCAGTTCGCAAGGTAGATGGGAAAGTCGCCTGCAGTTGCTCCGCTGCTTAAGAAACTATTACAGATAACAGGCCAGCCAAACACATGCGCGAGCGCGCCGCCGTCATTGGTGCCGACATCGGGAAAAGTTGGGGCTGCTGTACCTTGCGCACGCAGAAGCTGAATCACGGCCGGGTGCATCATCCATGAAGTGCCTTCCATCGACCAATATTGCCCCGGTAGCGCATTAGCCAGCGCAATCAGATCGCTTCGCAGGCAAGTGCCTGCGGCAACGCCTACGGTTTTGATCGTGTGAATGCCATTTGTGATGGCAGTGCCGCTCGATCCAAATGCTGCAGCCGAGCCTGCTGTACCTGCGTACATTGCAAGACCGCGCAGCCCACTTGTTGCGCCTGTGGATGTTGTTGCAGATCCCGCTTGGTCATTGTTGACCGCCATTGACTGCGCCTCGAGCGCAGAAAACTCAAGCCCTAGGTCTGACTCAAGAGTTTGTGCAAGATTAGGGATGTCTTCAAACGCTGCAGAGCGAACGGGTAGTTGCGCCGCAACGACGCGCATCGGCAACTGCCAGATGCTCGTTGAAACGTTAGGCGACCCGGAATCAGGCGTAAGCGCATAAAGCCAAGGGTTTGTGCTGTTTGCCGCATTGCCGCTTTTAATCACAAATTGAATATCTGACTGCGCAATCGTCTGCTGGCTTGCGGCGGCGCGAAAAGGGTTCGCAAAGCGCAAGCTTGCAAACGTGTCGGCAGTCTCAATGCGCCCACCAATACCTGAGCCACTGCCCGTGAGCGCAGAAGCCTCTAGGACAGCACGACCTGTTTTTTTTAATTCCTGCAGCGCCTGCAACATGCCCATCATGACTCCTTTAAAAAGGCCGGGTTGCCCCGGCCCAGGTCACGCTGCTGCCGTTCCTGTGGAGCGATACCGCACTCCGGCGTTAGGATCGCGCACACTTGTTGCAAGCCTGCGCTCGCCGAAGAAAGTTATGCTTCCAGGTACGGTCTGGTCATAACGCCGCAGGGTCATAGCAGTCCGATCAATGATCGTGAAAAACTGCGCCCAGTCTGCAAAATACATCGGAAAGCGCGACACTGATCCGGCTGCCGCTGCCGATGCCTGAGACGGATTGTCAAGGTAGCGGTTAATCACAACAGGAAAACCCGCCAACTCTCCCACAATGCCGTCATTGCGCGCCAGTCCGTCCACATAAACCGCCCTGCCGTTATTGTCAGTCAGTCCGCGAACGCCCGAGAGGAAAATCGGATTCACAACAATCCGTGCTGTCTCGGTCCAGTAGTCCTGCGGCAAAGAGTAAATAAAATTAATGATGTCTTTATAGCTAACGTTGTTGGCCGCAACCGTGTTTGCGTTGGTCGTGATCTGGTCGTAAGTCGCCATCGTGTGCATACCGTCCGATGTCGCCGTGCCGGAGCTACCAAACGCTGGCGCCGTAATTGCGCCTCCTGTGTAGGCAGCTGCCGCTCCTGCATAGCTGTCAAGACCGCGTAGCCCATTTGTCCCACCGGTGCTTGTCGTAGTGCTTCCAGCCTGGTCGTTGTTTTGCACCATTGACCGAGCTTCAGCCTGCGCAAACTCCGCAAGCATGTCGTCAACAACGGTTGCCTCAAGGCCATCAATGTCATCAAGTGCTGCGGTGCGGATCGGGAACTGGCAGTTGAGGTCTTTGAGTTGAATCTGCCAAATGGCTGTTCCGACTGTTGTGGCTGCGCCATTATTTTGAATCGAGTAACCAAAGGTTGCACCAGCATCGCCTGTTTTGACTCGAAACTGGTACGAGCTGCCGTCAGTTGCGACGGTGCGACAAACGCCGCGCAAGGGGTTGCCGAGTCGCAGCGCAGCAAACACAGGGTCATAACCTGTACGACCGCCGACGTTGAAACCGTCTGAGGTCAGCGCGGACGCCTCGCGCATGTACGCAGCAGCTTCTGCCTCATCCACAAAAAGCTTAAGTTCCTGCTCGATTGCACGATCGCGCTTAACGAACTGCCGCAGACCCTCTAGCGTGCGCCGGTTGACGTCTGCCTTTACCGTGCGCGCGATCTTAATCGGCGATGGGCCAATCGCTGCGACTTTTGACTCTAGCTGTCCAACCTTCTCATTGACGTTTGCTTGCACATTGTCAAGCAGCGTTTGCACATAGGTTTTGACGGCTGCCGTCTCATCGCTAACGCGTTGTGCGGTTTGCGCCTCAATTGCGTCGAGCTTGCTGATGACTTGATCCAACATTTTGAGAATCCTTTAAACGGGTTGACAGATGTTTTGCCACTTCCCTTGCGGTGAGTAGCTCCAACAACGCCTGACCTTCGGAGTCCCTCACGTCGGTAGGTTTCTCAGTCTTTGGTTTCTGAGCGTCGAATTGCTCCACCATAGACTTCAGCAACGCAGTAGCCGCTTGCGCACTGCGTCGAGAATAGCCAGCGTCCCGCAGGCTTTTCTCAAAAACTCGACAGTATATCTCTGGTTTGATCAACTCCAATTTAGAAATTTGCGCTTGCACGTTGTTTGGTTGCATGACAATCGACACTTCCTGCAGGCCACCTTTAAGGATCTGAAAGTAGCCATCCATGTCGTCGTCACTATCGCCAACATTCTCGCCGTCTTCGTCAACCATCTGAAACTCGTCGGCATACGCGCCGACCGAAACGCCGCCAATCATGCGGGGCGATTCTTTCATAATAGAGTAGAGGTCTGCGCCCGCAGTGGTCGACATGTACAGGTTGCCCTTGCCGAGCATGCCCTCATCGGTAAAATGAAATTCTGTCCACTCTCCCACCGGCAGACTTGTATCATTGTGCTGGTAATACATGGGCAGCGGCCTGCCACGCTGTTTAAATGTCTCGTGCCATGCCTCAAAAGGCGCTGGCGTGTAGTAAAACCTCCTGCCGTCCATCCCTTCGCGTGGCCCCCAGCTCGTAACCATCGCCTCAATTGCGCCTTTGCGCTGCTCATCCGCGCTGCGACCGAGAACGACTTGCGCTTCAAAAAGGCTTTGGATTCTTTTCATCGCGCTTTTCCTTGATGAACTCAGGGATAGGCTTGCGTTTGCGCGCTGCAGCCAGCCATTTCTCCAGCATTTCTTTGAAAGTCATGCAGTCACCGCTCTTCCTGTGCGCCCGATCACCCGCAGGTTGCCACCGCCGCCAGTGTCTTGTGGACTAGACCCCGGGATGTCATCTTGTTGTGTTGTGTCTGCTGCTAGCGCGTTGCCATCCTCACGCATTGCGTAGCCAAGATAAACACGCGCCTCGTTAGGCGTCATGATACCGGCTTTTACTCCAGCAACGCAATAGTTCATTTGATCCGGCGGACTGCCCTTAAGAAACTGGTCGGTTTGAAACTCAATGTGCAAACCCGGGAATCCTTCAAGCAGCGCCAATTTTAACTTCTGGGAAATATTTGTCAAGAGTGGCGACATTGTGCCTTTATAAAACTCATCGAGCATCGTCTGGGTGTTATTATATTTGCCTTCGCCAACGCCCACCATCTGTGCAGGAACGCCAAAAAGTCCGCACAAGCGCTTCATCGTTTGCTCTTTGAGCTTCGCTGCATCAGCATCTTGCAGGGTCAACATTTTGATAGCTTCGTAGCGCATGCCCTGATCGAGCAACATAGACTGGCCTGGCCTAGACGGATCTGTGCTGTTTCCGCCAAGCATATTGGCCCAAGCCTCTTTAAGCCGACCTGCAATTTCCTTAAATTTGAGGTCTGGGATGACCTGTTCTGTTGTAAACATTCCGCTTGGTTTTGCGCCGTTCTGCATGACATAGTTAGAATAAATGTCAATGTCCTGATCCAGCGCGACAAGCTCAGCCGCAAAGATTGCGCGATTCCATCCAGCCATGCCCTGCCAAGCCGACTCTTTGCAGTGCATAACCTGATGCGCTTGCAGCGGTTGGTCGCGATTGAACCCATAAGAATCCGTGCTTAAAACATACTGCGGGTATCGGGTTTGCGTAATGCGCGCAGTGATAAGTGATGAATCGAGCACATACATCTCGACTGGCGCTTGCGTTGTGCTTTGCTGTTCGCGTCTCCAAAATACAACAAACGCCTCGCCTGCAAGCTCGTGCCACATGAGCCACTGATACCAAAATTCATACGCCGACTGGAAATTGTTGGGTTTGCTCAGCAAGCGCATGACAGATCGCGCTTTGTCGCGCTCGCGCTCAGTAACATCAGGGTAAGTCAGTGCGTCATAACGCCTTCCTTTTGCGTCTTCGCACATCAAGCGAATCGGTAGTTGCGCAAGTGCCCGAGCTTTAACTGCAACACAAGCCGAAACTGTAGAGTTGCGCGCAAGCGTCTCCATTGAGACAGAACGCCCTGCGGTCGTCGACGATGCTGTCGTGACGTACAGAATCTGCTGGGAAGCTTTGCGCCCAAGAACCGCATTGCCCAACAAACTGTTGCTGAACAATGTATTGGCTTCGTTTTGTTGTTTTTTAGGTCTAAACCAGTCACGGATTGCCATGTGCAGTCCTTAAAACGTTCTAAAACCCCATGAGTCGTTTACGGCTGGGTTATCTAGTGCACAATGCATTGCAATGATTAGCGCAATAATGCCGTCTACTTTGGCTGCCTTGTCGTTCTCGTTCTTACGGATTTTTATGTTTCCCTGTACATTTTCGTACACTTCGCAATTCGCAAGCTGCCAGCCTAAAAACGGGTTGCCGTCGTGTTTGATTTTTTGACTGAGTATAAGTTTTTCGACATGCTTGCTTGGGTTTGACAGTATAGCCATACCTTGCCCAACGCGCTTCATCGGCACGCCGTGCTCGTGCAATCGCGCGACTAGGCTTGCCGCATTATATGCGTCATAGCCTACTTCGGCAACATCGAAGCGCTGCCACTCCTCAATAATATACTCGGCAATTTCACGATCGTCCATGACATTGCCTTGTGTTGTTTTTAGTATACCGCTAGTCATTGCTAGTTGAAACACGTCCTTGTAGTG